GGTGCGACTGGCGTGACACCCTCAACGCCTGGACTTGAAACAATAGAGACCTCGCCGCTGCGAGAGCCGACGTACATCGCTGGGATCATCCCAGATGTTTCCATGATCGCAGACGGTGTCGCTGAGAAAGCGAGCCTGTGAACTGATGTCACATTGAGTACATCAAAATCTTCCCCCGCGGCGGTCTTGTACTGAGAGAAGTCGACACTCGCCAGTGTTGTCCCGCATGTCCCAGAGACAATCGCGATCTTCCCACTTGAGTAGGACTCAGCCGATGCGGCGTTTACCACCTTCATGGAGGCTGTGCCATCTTTTTCGTGGAACAACGCCGACGTTGAAACGAGTCCCTCGAGGCTCATTGGTAGTTCCCCCAGCCACCCATCGCGATGAGTGTCTCAAACGTGTACGGGATAGGCAGGTTCTGAGCCGTGGAGCCAACAGTGACTGGCTCGCGAGAGGCAAACCAGTGGCCGCAAAGGAGCAAAATCCCATGCTTCACGGTCCCTGGAACGCTCGCCGACGTCGTGCCGTAACCAGCCTTGTAGGTCACAACGACGCTATTCTCGTCTCCTCGCACTGCCGGCCAGACCTCGTTGTAGTTTGGGTAAACACGGCCAGGAATCACGGCCGCGTCAACCTGGAAGCTGCCTGCGTCGCTGGTGATCGTCTGGTTGCTGCCGGACTCGTCACGATATGTGATCGAGACGTTGCTGCTGACCATCGGAGGCCGAGGCAGCGTAAGCTCCCAGAGAGGAAAAACGTCATACTTCGCGACCCACGTCGACTCGATGAACGTGGCGTTCAACCGCTCCTCGCAATACTCTCGGGCAACCGTAATGAGCGTCGAGATGTATGCGTCGTCTGCGTCAGTGTCCACTCTGAGGTGAACCTTGGCCTCAGAGAGACTCACCGGCTCCACTGCGGGGGCGACAGTCCTCACGAGGCTTCTGTAAGGTGTGACGCCGGCAGTGGGGCTCTGTGGTGTGACGTAGACTATTGTGCTCATTTCTTACGCTTTCTCCTCGGCTTTGCCGTGGCTTTTTCTGTGCGTTGCTCAAGGCTCGCCGTCTCGATTTCGGCCATCTCGAGAGGCTCGATAAGCCCCCTTGCAATGAGTATCCTTGCAAACGACGGTTGCCAGTCGAATGTTTGGCCGCGACGGTATGTCCCGAAAGACCTTGTCACTACTACTTTCATTTTACTATTCCCCAGGCTTGCTCTGGGGGCTTCTGACCGGAGTTCCAGTATCCAGTCGTGTGCTGCTGGACAACGCCGTCACTCGCTTGTCGGCTCGGCCATGTAATCATTAACTCTGCGTGGCCGATCGAAACATTCGTGGCAATGCCGAGTTTGTTTCCTGCCGAGACAAAGTTACGCCAGAATGCAATGTCTGCATCTTGATGACCGCCATTCCACTCGCCGTCTTCGTTTGGCGTGGCAACAAACCATGGCTTCTCCATCCGCTTGATGGCTTCGGTGCGGATCATGGTGCAGCCGAAGTGCGCTGTGCCAACAGGCTGGACTGGCTTTTCAAACCAATCATCTGTGACCTCGGTGGTCTTGCTCTCGTCAATACCGAGCGGTGCGAACATGACCGCCTTGCTCTCCCTCTTTGTCTGAAGAGGAGCGACGGCGTCATATCCTGAGTGCATGAGAAGCGCCAAGAGTGCTTCTACTGTCCTCGCAGTAAAGATTGAATCGTAATCAATCGTAAGCACCACATCGTGGTCGTCGATTACGCTCTCAATGCTCCTGGTGATACACTGATCCCAGAATGCACCTGTGTACTTAATCGGTGCGATCTTGTGTGGCGCAAGTGCTGCGGCAACAGTAAAGAAATTGTCAGTGAAGCCGAGGCGCGGGGTGCTCATGAGAGCAGCTACGCGCACCTCGGCTTCACAGTTACCTACGCTAACAAGCATGGAATGCTCCTTGGGGAAGGAGCGGGCTCGCGCCTCCATGCGCTGTCGTTGGCCGTCCTGGCCTAAGCCCGCTATGCGGGATCAGCCATTAACCAGAGCAGCAACGCCGGCGGCTGCTGCGTTTTCTGGGGACACTTCGGCGCGGCTCAGGCAGGCCACGAGCCCACAGGTTGCCGTAGCACCTGGGGTGTAGCTCACCTTCAGATACCGCTTGCGGGCACGGCAGTCGACATCGAGCTTTACGATGTCTGTCGTGCTCGTGCTGCCTGCTGCGGCGGGGATCGTGAAGCCCCCAGCACCGTCGCCGACCAACGCAGTTACGTTCGCGTAGCTGCTGGTGGTGTCGCCCTCTTCAACCTTCAGCACGTTCGCGAAAACAGTGCTGGCGTTGCCGGCACGCATAACCTTGATGCTCGCAGCATCGTAGCCAAGCGTGTCGATGGTGAGGGTTGCCGTTGCGGTTGCACCAATAGCTGCCGTCGGCACGCTGGCTACAACCTTTTCATTCTGAGAGTGAATCATCTCTAGGTTTTCTCCAAAGAGCTGTTATTAGGCGGCGGTCTTGAGAGCGATCACAGGGCCAGCGGTCGAACCGTCGCCGAGGCTGTGATGGTTGATATCGAATCGCATGGTTCCCTGGAGCAGGAGTTGATCTGTGGTCGCGTAGACCTGATCAAACAGCCGCACCGAGAAGTCCCGGCGACGGGCGTAGATGCTGGAGAGCCCGACGTTTCCGAAGAGCACCTTGACGGCCGAAGCATCGGCACCAAGCGTGCTGTTCATCACATGCACGACCTGAACGGGATAGCCGAGGAACGAATCCACCAGGCCACCGCCCATCTCTTCGCCTGTCACGCCACCAGCGGCATACTTCAGTCGCTGGATCGAGGCAGCGTAGCCAGCGGGGCTCACAAACCACCGAGCACCTTGACGGGCATAGATCGGCAGCTTGCCCATCGCACCCAGGAAGTCCTCGAGGTCGAGGGTCTCGAAGCTCGTGTTGCCGCTTGCAGCGGTGTGAACGCTGGCTGCGTGGTCGCCGTTGTTGACCTTTTCGACAAGACCTCGCATCCCGCCGTAGCTGGAGGTGCCGTCAGCAGTCCACCCACAAAGGTCGATCTTGTAGGCCAGGGACGTGGCGAACTCCATCGTGACTTGGTCTGCAAGATTCACGAGGGCGTCTTCCACAACCTCGCTCGACATGCGGCAAGAAACGGCCAGCTTCTTAGCAACAAGGTTCACGTTGCCGTAGGTCGGCTCGCTCTCGGTGATTGCCGAGCCTTCGCCGATGAAGTAAGCCGAGGTGCCGGTGAGCCGCTTCGGGATCACCATCGTGTCGCGAGTCATCGACATCGTTTCCACGCCAGAGGCGGGAAAAGTGCCGAATTCCTCGACCCGACGGATAACCTGAGAGGAGAACTCCTCTGGGACGAGGGCACCGCCGGACGAGTTGCTGCCTTCGTTCATCGCACGGGCTTCAACGCCGTGGTCGCGGCACCAGCGGAGGTCGTCTTCGTTGCGGAAGACGTGTCCGCGGATCCAGCGGCCGACGCGATATGCCTGCTCGACGGAATCAGGGCCGTCGTTGAAGCAGCGGAGGCTCGTGTGATGAGGCAGGATCTGCCGCACCTCGAGGGGCTTCTCAGCAGCAACCTCAACAGGAGCCGGAGCGGCCTTCTCGACCACGCTGCGAAGCTCGGCTTCCTTAGCGGCCAGCCGCTCCTCGAACTCAAGGTCAGTCTTGACCTTGTCGGCCTCGTTTGAGAGACGGCCGATCTCGTCGTTCTGGTCTTCGCTTCGCTCTTCGATAGAGGCGAGCTCGCTCATCCGCGAAGCGATCGCGGCGGCACGGTCCTGAAGTCGCTTGATGTTGCCTGCCATGTCGGCTTGCTCCTAAGTGAGCCGGCCGATTGGCAAACTATGCGCGACGGCCGGCGGGGTTGTCTTGTCCCGCTAGCACGCCGCTTCACGAATCCTCGTGTGCTCGTACTGCTCTCCTCATCATCCGACGAGGAGCAATGTGTATACATGTATTCTATTGACTGACTTGGTCGCCGTGCAAGTGGTTTCGCAGTTTCGACAATGTCACCATGGCCCGCAGGTCTAATGCCACCTTCATGGCACGATCGTTTTCGATCTGCTTTACCTTGCGAGCGGCAAATTCTTTTGCTGCGTCG